TGCTTTAGCTTTAGGTATGCCCTCCAAAACCTCTCTATGCATTAGCAATTTAAATACGATAATATCCCAGCCATGTATTGCATCTCCATTAGAGAGCATTAAACCAAAACCATTAGTTTTACTAAATCCAGGAAACCCAACAGTGGATGTCCAGCCATGTTTCTTTAATTCATCCGATGGTAATTTGCACCTATACCAAGCACACCCGCTTGGTTCAATTGGGTTAATGCCCAAAGACCAATCATGAGTTAAGAAAGCCACTGAAGGTTTTTTTGACATAAGTTCACTCTAATCGATTCTTTGTGTTGTGATAAACTTTGAACAGGACCAAATACGTCCAGGAGGAAAAATGAGCGTAGCATTCATCAAACAAGTAGTTGAGCAGGCAGCAAAAACATTCGTGACCGCATATCTCGGTGCATGGGTGGCAGCGGGTTCAAGCTTTGATGCCTTGACCGACACAGGAAACCTTAAAATTGGTGTTACTGCAGTAGCGGCATCAATTGCTATGAGCATGGGTCTAAAGAAGGTTGGCTCAAATAAGGACTCTGTTTCAGTACTTTAATCTGAAACTGTCCGTAGGGACAGGGGTTCCTAATCTACAATCTTTTAGGTCTTTGATTAGGAGAGCGCGTCCGTGATTGCTGGTGTCTATAACATAACGATAGAGCAGGGCTCTACTTTTGGACGTCTTATTGCCATCGAACAACCAGACCTAGCCGCAGACCCCACAGGTCAAACTTTTGAAAATTTTGATTTGTCAGGTTTTACTGCTCGGATGCATATTCGCAGAACTATTGACACTGCAACTCCAATGATTACCTTGACTACTGAGAACGGTCGAATAGCAATTAATCCCAACATTGCTGGGGCACCCACTAAAAATAACGAGATTTCTTTAATGATTACCGCCGACGATACGGCAACTATCACAACTAGTGGGGTTTATGACCTAGAAATTGTAAGTGCTGGTGGAACAGTCTCGAAAGTTATTCGCGGCGATGTTACTTTGATACCTGAGGTAACTAGATGAGCAACGTACCTAATCAGGTTTACATTAACCAAGACACCGCTAATCAAGTAATCGTTAATCAAGATTCTCCAAACCTTGTAACCGTTAGGGCAAATTCTGGCGCAGCCAATACTCGCCGTCATGAACATGTTCAAGGGCAAGCTTCGACTACTTGGGTAATTACCCATACGTTAGGCGGAAAACCCTCAGTAACGATTGTCGATTCTGCGGATACACACGTTGTTGGTGATGTAATATATAACAGCACGACTCAAATCACGGTTAATTTTTCAGCGGCGTTTTCGGGTAAGGCTTATCTCACATAAGGAAGTAAAATGGCACAAAAATTTCTTACAAATATAAACCTTAATCAGAACCAACTGATTAACGCCACCTTTGAAAAACTTGACACCAACCCAGCGGATGTCAACTTTGAAGGTCGGATGTACTTCAATACTGCAACCGACACTATTTTCATCTATACGGGTTCAGCGTGGAAATCTATCCCACACACCATTGTTTCTGGTGGCGGCGCAGGAATTGAAGAAGCGCTTACTGTCTCAGAGTCAAATGGCACGATTACTCTCACCTTAAATGTTGCCGATACAGATAGTGCTGGTTTGTTGCCAGCATCCTTCTGGCAAATGCTCAATGATGCCACTTCTGATGCAACTGCTTCCAAACTTGTAAAACGTGACGGTAACGGCAATGCAAAAGTTGCCACACCAACAGATGCCGCACACATTGCTACTAAGGGTTATGTTGATGCTGCTCGCCAAGGTCTTGATGTTAAGCAGTCTGTTCGCGCAGCAACTACTGCTTCAGTTAACCTTGCTACCGACCTTGAGGCTGGTGACCTTCTTGATGGCGTCACTCTTGCTGCTGGCAACAGAGTTTTGGTCAAGGACCAAGGTGGCCCTGGTGTTGCACACGTTGACAACGGCATTTATGTTGTTCAAGCAAGCGGCGCACCGGTAAGAGCATCTGACTCTAACGGTACTGCTGATACTGGCGAACTATCTCCAGGAACATTTACTTTTTTTGAAGAAGGTACTGTTAACTCAGATAAGGGTTTTGTCATCTCGACAAATGGAACAATCACTGTTGGTTCTACAGCGATTGCATGGACTCAATTCTCAGGTGCTGGTTCGTTTGTTGCTGGTGACGGACTTAGTCAATCCGGCAACACAATCAATGTCAATGTTGTTGCTAATAGAACAGAAATTACTGGCGACGCAGTTGACATTGCTTCAACCTATGTTGGTCAATCCAGCATTACAACTCTTGGCACTATCACGACTGGTGTTTGGAACGGTACGGATGTCGCTGTCGCAGACGGTGGTACTGGCGCTTCAGATGCCACCACCGCAAGAACAAATCTCGGTATTAAAACAACTGCTGGTGCGGCTACTACAACTACAGCAACTCTTGCTCGTATCGCTGCTCAAGGTAGTGCGGCACATACGGCTGGTACTTCAACAACAACCGTTACTCACAATTTCAACACAACTGATGTAATTGTTCAGGTGTACGAAGTAGCAACGGGTGAAACTGTTATCGGTGATGTCACTCGACCAAATGCCGACAGCGTACAGGTTGTATTGTTGGGCAATCACGCAGCAAATGCGTTTAGGATTGTCGTAACCGCAGTTTAAAACATAGTTGACCTTGAGGGGTCAACGAACTAAAAGCAATAGCGATTGAGGTCGCAAGTGGCACAAAAATTCGTTACCCCCATCACGATAAAAAATTTGGCATCCTCTGGTTCGGATGCGCTTACAGTCTTCCTAAACGGCGAAGTTTATGGTCGTGTAAAAATTGAAGCAGGCGGTCGCATTTCTTGGAGCGATGGCACCGGCACTTACGACACAAATCTTTATAGAGATGGTGCAAACACTCTTGCAACCGATGACGTACTAAAAGCAATTTCAGGCGTCGTCACGATGTCTGTTGAAGGAGTTCCTACTGCAGCCCTTCCAGATGGCGCCATCGCAGTTGACACATTAAATGATTCGTTTTATTTCAGGTCAAGCGGTGTATGGACAGAAATAAGTGGAAATTCCACAATCACCATTAGTGATACGGCTCCAATAGACCCAGACCAAGGCAGTCTTTGGTACGACTCAACGACACTTGAATTATTTATTTATTTTGGTACAGCATGGGTTCAGGTTTCTCCAGATGCGGGAGCAGAATATTTAGAAGATTTAGGTGATGTACTTATTGAGTCACCGACCACTGGACAGGTTCTTAAGTTTGATGGATTTAATTGGGTCAACCAGGCTGACTCTACTGGTACAACGATTGAATCACTTAATGACATTAATGACGTAACAATCACTACACCTAGCAGTGGACAAATTCTTAAATTCAATGGCTCTGCATGGATTAACGACACCAGTAACGATGTTGTCGTTAGCGATACTGCACCACTTAGTCCAACTATTGGAACTCTTTGGTATGACTCAACAACTCTTGAGATGTATATTTACTACGACTCAAATTGGGTTGAGGTTGCTCAACAACCACCAGTAGAAGATTTGGTGGATTTAGGCGATGTAAATATTGCTTCTCCAACTGCTGGTCAGATTCTTAAATTTAATGGCGTTGAATGGGTTAACGATGGAGCGAGCGGTGAAGTTGTCGTTAGCGATACCGAACCGTCAAGCCCTCAGTCTGGAACTCTATGGTTTGATTCTTCAACCCTGGAAATGTTTATTTACTATGGCTCAGCATGGGTTGAAATTGTTCCTGAGACAACAGTAGAAGACTTAGTTGATTTAAGTGATGTAGTAATTACCTCGCCAACCAGCGGTCAAGTTCTTCAATTTAATGGCACAGAATGGGTCAATGCTGCGGCTGCTTCCGGTGGCGCAACAGTTAATGTTTCAGAAACTGCACCAGAGTCACCAAGTGCTGGTGACCTTTGGTTTGAATCCGATACAGCAAAAACATTTATTTATTATGACTCTCAGTGGATTGAAGTTGGACCACAGCCTGGTGGTGGAGCACAAGCCTTAACAACTAAGGGCGACCTTCTCACTAGAGACGCAAGCAGTTTTGCTCGATTGGCAGTAGGCACTAACGGTTATTTCTTGAAAGCAGACTCAACGACTGCAACTGGTTTGACTTGGTCGGCAATTCCTACAATCAACAATCTTGACGATATTGGTGATGTAACAATTACATCGCCGAGCAATGGGCAAGTTCTTAAATGGAATGGAACTGCTTGGGTAAATGCGGCAGACGACGCTGGCACAACAATTAGTTCTATTGATGACATTACTGATGTAACTATCACTTCAGTTCAAAATGGTGATTTGCTCAAGTGGAACGGAACTGCTTGGGTTAACGCCGCGGGTTATGCCTTGCTCGCTTCACCAACTTTTACCGGCACAGTCACAGTCCCAACACCAACAAACAATACTGACGCTGCTACGAAAGCATATGTAG